TAATCAATTCTTTGATCTTCTAATTTAAATACGACATTTCCTTTATCCCAATACAGACCTATGCCATTTGAGTCAGCAAGTATGGGTGTTAAGGATGTTAAGGTTTTTGGATGAAACCAAACTTCTAATGTGAAGTCATTATCGTAAGTGTCTGTTGTTGCAAACCCACCAGTGCCATTTGTTCCAGAAAAATCTTTTGATAATGTAAACTGTAAGTAGTTAACGCTGTCTATTTTATTAGAATGTGATCCTCCAGATACAATTGGCAAACTAGACCTAGATATCTGACCAACATAAGAACCATTATTTCCGCAACCAGAAGTGTCATAAGCTACAGATCCAGATGTCTCATCTAGCTTCCATAAGCCTAGAGGAGAGTCTTTAATTGCTAAAAGGTAATATGACATATTTAAATTATATCAGATACCAATCCTATTGGATATCGACTAAACCATCCAATGAGTAGTAAACATGATCTTATTTCCTTTTGTAACTGGAAGAGATTCATGTAAATATGGATGAACTGAAGGGAATAGAACAAGGCTACCTGCCTTTGGCTTAATCTTTATATCTTGATTTTTAAAGTAAATTTCTCCACCTTCGTAATCATCATTCAAATAGCAAACTAGGGAGTACTTTAGATTTTGTCCAGTACCAGACGGATCTTCAGCATCACAATGCGGACCCATACCTTTACCAGTGTCATATTTAGCAACCTTAATATAATCTAGGCCCATCTTAACCTGCTCTGGTGTGCTATCTACTTTTTGGATTCTAGATGCATCTCTACGCATTATTTCAGCATATCTTTTTGCACACATTTCTGGGGCCATGATTAAGCTATTAACAACATACAAAACTTGTTTGTTTAAAAACTCATCATCGGTGTTCATAAGCTTTTTAGAGGTATCAATAAACTTTTGAATTCCATACCCATGATTATCATCGTTGCTTGCCCCCCACTTGCTCCATTCAGGTATTCCGCTATGTGATTTTGGGTTAGAATCTAGGTCTTCCATAACTTTTAACAGGGTCTCTGGATAACTAATTACATTTTCAAAATAAACTATTCCTCTATCGTGAAACACAATGTCAAACATAGTGTACATTTGCCTTGGCTGAACTTCTCTAATTTCCATGGATTTCTCCGCTTTCTGCTAAAACTGCATCATACTCTCTGCCATCTGGCGTTCTTCTTTTTCCGCTATCTCTTATCTCTTTCCACTCTTCTTGCTCTACTTTTTGTTTCTTTCTTGTATCATCAATTTCTGAAGCCCACCTGTCTCTTGTTTCTTGAGGATAATCTTCTTCTGGCCGATCATCCCAAAATGATCCTACAGTATATCTGTCGCTTTTAAATACAGGTGTTACCTCATGAGTGTTTTCATGACCGCCGTCAAAAATAGCAAACATTCCTGTTTTAGGCTTTACGCTTAAATCAAAGTTTTTAAAATTAAGTTCCCCGCCATCAAACTCATCGTTTAAATAAAGAAAACCTGCGTATCTACTTCTTTCAAATGCACTTGGCTCACCATCATAACTGTTGTCTGAGTGAAAAGCTGCATATGCTCCAGGAATCCATTTTTGACTATGAAAACTTATTTTATAAGCTTCTCCTCCGATTATTTCACGAGCTGCATCTTTAAACTTTTTTTCTAGGTCATCTAGGAAGTTGTCTGGCAATCCAGCATCTGCATACCATCGAGATAGCTTATTCTTATCATCTGTTAGTTGGTTTGGCATGTTATACGCATAAGACTCATAAAAAGAAATTGGATGCCATTCAAAGTCTCCGCTTTTTATAAGATTGTTAAACATTTTAATAATACCAGCGCATTCTTCTTTAGTTAAAAAATCTTCATACAAATATACTGGGTGCTCATTATCTCTAACTTTAATTAGTTTCAATTGTATATTCCTCCGCCAGTGTCAACGCCCATTATTTCTTCATAAGATATAACTTCATTATCTCTTATATAGATCATATTTCTTGGGTCTTCATTTGCGATTCTTTCAATTTCTTGTTTACCCCACCTATATGCGCCGTATCTTTTTTGATTTGCTAACCACTCTTTTGAGCCATCATAATCAAACATTACAAAGTTTCTAATGAAGAACTTATTTCCATCTGGTATTGTTTTTACTCCATGATAGAAAGGCTCTCCTGATGGAAATACTAGAAGGTCTCCAGCAGACGGTTTATGATTTACAAATTTACCTTCAACAAAGAACTCTATATCTCCGCCATTGTAATTGTCATTAATATAAAAAGTACATGTTGTGTGAAACTTTTCTCCAGGCATATCCTTCTGAGAAATAATAAAATCAGTGTGATATTGCATGGTCATTTTATTTTTTAATGTATCAATTAGATTGAAGTACTTACACCATGACTGACCACTATATCTTGCACCTTCTGGAATTTCAATTCCAGTGTGCTTAAAATAGTGTGATATTGCTTTATCGTAAGATGTCGCAATCTCTTCGTATAAAGCTTTTTCTTCTTCAAAAATTTCATTTTTTTCTGCTGACTCAATCATTTGCTGATCTTTTGCCTGGGTGTATGTTCCATATTGAGCCCATGGAGTCCAGTTCTGGAAAAAATTACTTTGTTCAGAAGACTCTGAGCGCATCATTATCTTATATGCAAGGTCTGGATCTTTTAGCATTCCTCTGTAAAGGATTACACCTGGAAGCAGCTCTGTCCAATCTAAAGAATTTATATCATCAACTATATTTAAACTATGCATCTGTTAACCCCTGTCTCCATAAAGCTTTTGCCATGACGGCGATTTAAACTGGTCTGAATAATCTTTCGGAGGTTGTTTTTCTCCAGTGTGCTCTACAATGGTCCAAAAAAATGGAGCGGTAAATCTGTTTCCAGACTTTACTGGTCTAACTCCATGAGCATAATACTTATCTCCTGGGAAAAAATAAGCTGCCCTAGGCTTTGGCTTAAATTCAATACCGTGTCTTGGAAAATACAGCTCTCCACCTTCGTAATCATCGTCAAAGTAGAATAGTCCAGCTATGTCATAGTAAGGAAAATCATTTGGTCTTCCTTCTTCTTCTCCTGTGTGAAACTCTTTATCTGCATGAGGCTCTTGTCTTGCTCCGACTGGCCATCTAACAATTGCTGGGCCAGTTGCTTGAACGTTAACATTAAAAAATTTATCTACTTCTATTTTTAGCCTATCAATCATGTCCCATAGCAAATCAATTATTGCTGGATCAGATTTTTTTAGTGAGGCTGCAGTACAAACTCTATCTTCCCAAATATTTGCATCGTAAAGCACTAAACCGTCTTCATCAATATGGGTCTCTGTTTTATCCCAAACTTTATTAGTTAGAGCAAAGTTAATAAGCCTCTTCTGTTCTTCTTCTGTTATAAAGTTTTCTAGCTCAACAATATTATCTATTGAGTCCCCAAAAAAACCTGATGGTGTAATTGATATAGGAGCTCTTCCGCCCCCCATAATTCCTTGATTAACTATTTCCATAAGTACAATATACCATATTCTATATCAAATATCACTAGGGCTATACTCTATAACCTTTAGCTTTAAAGCTTTTATTTCATGATCACCCAAGGCTTTTCCCTTATGGTCAACACCATTTCTGTAAAAATCGGACCAGCTAAACTTTTTGTTTATTTCATGAACTGCCATAGAATATTCATATAGTTCTTTTTGTGAAACTTCTTGTTCTTTTGGTTCTGGTCCTATTTGTATTTCTGAATTATTTAAATCTCCAAGACTGATTGGTATTATTGAGCATATTGGGTGACCAGCTGGAATTGTAATTTCTTTATTTGGAGATGTGATCATCCAAGCTACTGGAAGATCTGCTCTAAAGAATGATGTGCTTATTAATGTTGTAAAAGGAGATGCACCATCAATAAAAAAATTAGGAGCGGGCATGGTCAGCAATGTTACATTTTTTTCGGTTTTAAATTTAATACCTGTATTAAAACTTATTGTTCCGTTTGCTCTTCCAGCATAAGCGTATTTGTCACCTTTTAAAATCTTGACATGGGATGGATCAAAATTTGAAATACCGTCCCAAATAAAAGTTATATCTTCTGGAAAACTTAAATACCACCCTAATGTATTTGTTAAAGTTACTGGAAAGCAATGATAGGCATGCTTTTGCCAAGTGCTATCCATCCAGTCTCTTTTAACTGGAAGAGTCTTTATTTCTGCAAAGCCTTCTTTGGTTTTATAAGCTTTTATTATTTCCACTCATTGCACTTTCTCTTGCAGCGGCAGAATTAGTCCTTTTCATTCTAAGAAGATCAAACTCCTGATTGTGAGTGTTATCGTTGTAATCAAGCATTGTAACTATTGAATACTTAACTCCTGATTTGACTGGCATTGCTCTGTGTGAAAACAAATAAGTTGAAGGAAAAATAACTATATCTCCTGCCTCTGGAGTTATGGTTAAATTAAGTTTAGGGAAATATAATTCCCCTCCTTCATAGTCATCGTTTGGATATGAAACCAATGAAACTGTTGCTATGTAAGAAAATCCATGATCTGAATGCTCTTGGAAATGCTGGCCTTCTCCATATTTAATAAAGTTCATTGCTTCCCAGAATTGCATATCAATGTTATAAAGTTTGCAGTAATCTTTAACTGCATCTATCTGCATATCGTATGCTTTTTGCCATATTTTATTTAAATCTTTTCTGCTTTCTGGCATGTTGGGCATTTCCTGCTTTTGAATTTTAAAATCTACACAGTCTCTATATGAAGGTACTTTTACATCATATCCTACTGTTGCTTCTCGCCACTCAAAATCATCATCATATTTAGACAGTAGATCTTCTACGTCATTGATGATATTTTTATCTATTTGATTTTTATAAACCCATAGACCAGGAGATATCTCATTTTTTAAAATATCTTTACTCAAAGAACTAACTTCCTATTCTGTAAAAGATGTACCGTCCCATGACATTCCAGTTTTTACCTGCTCAATGTCTGACTCTGGTACTTCAACTGCAGAAATTCCATTAACTTCTGCTTCTTTGTATAGATTATGTCTTTTTAAAGTATATACTCTAATAACTGCTTTTACAGTGTTGTTTGAAATAAGAGCTACGGAGTATGGAGAAACTTCATTTCTTTCGACATCAAACTCTGAGAAAGAATTTCCATCCCATACTGAATCTAATTTAACTTTTTTGCTTTCGGTTACATCTTTACAGAAAAACTCAGATGCAAACAGTTCTGAAAATCTATCTATTCTATTTAGATCTTCATCTACATTTTCAACATCAATTTTATCTATAACTTTATTTAATGATAAGATCGCATAATGTTTAGTCATATTAGTACGCCCTCAAAGAAAATTGGCCGCCACCAAATGCTGGTGGAGAAAAGAAGCCAGGTGGGAAGAACGGTGGGCTGAAGAAGCCAGGTGGGAAGAACGGTGGGCTAAAGAAGCCAGGTGGAAAGAACGGTGGGCTGAAGAACACTGGCGGGAAGAACGGTGGACTGAAGAAGCCAGGTGGGAAGAACGGTGGGCTAAAGAAGCCAGGTGGGAAGAACGGTGGGCTGAAGAAGCCAGGTGGGAAGAACGGTGGGCTGAAGAAGCCAGGTGGGAAGAACGGTGGGCTAAAGAATGAAGGCGGTAGCGTCGTAACTGAGTTAGAAAATGCTGAAAATGAACTAGAGCCATTTGCATTTCTTGCTCGTACTCTGTAAGCTTGTGCAGTATTTGCTTCATTTGCAATAGTTGTGCTTCCATTTGATGCGGTTGTAACTGTTTTATTTTTTGGAGTCGCTTCGTTTGATTCAATATATATATCAATTACTGTTTTTCCACCATTTGCATTAAGTGTCCATGCAATTGTATCCAAATCTACACCAGCTGTTGCTGTTGGGGTATTTGGTGCTTGTGGAACAGTAGTTGCTGTTGCTGCTGGTGCAGCAACTGCATTTGAAGAATTGTCTAAATAGGAGTCATAAGACGAAACTGCATATGTATGTGAAGTATTTGAGCCTAAGCCAGTTATTAATGCTGTATTTGTACCATAAGCAACAGTTGCCCGTAGAACTCCAGCTTCATAAACTTTATATCCAGTAGGTGTATTTCCTGCTACTGGAGCGGACCATGAAACTGTAATTGCTCCGTCATTAAACGCTCTAGCGTTGTTTACTCCGTTTAAATAATCTGTTGCGGTTACTCCAGTTACTGGATTTGGTCCCACAAAGTTATCTTGAGCAGATGACTTTCTACCTATATGTTTTGACATTTATATATCTCCTATTTCTTTATATTAATTAAGCTTTTAGATCTCCAGCAAGTAACCAAGTATCTGTTGCAACCTTTGTTAGTGTTGCAGAAGATGATAGAGCTCTTAGTGTCTGTCCTGGTGTTGCAAGAGGTGTGACTCCGCTTGCGAAGGCAAAACTTGCTCCAGTTCCAGATGCCTGGTAGAAGCTTATTGAAGTTCCAATTGGATATGCTGTTGTTGCATTTGTTGGTACTGTAATTACCTGTGTACCTGAAATTGGTATTAACTGATCTCTCAGGGCAAGTCCGCCTGTTGACAGGTTGTATGCTGCAGAAATTGTAGTTCCAATTACAGTCAATGATGGAACTCCTGCCTTTGTTTGTGTTCCATCTGTAAATGCTATACCTGAAGCTGAAGCAGTTACTAAACCAGTTGCTGTTATTGCTGGTGCAGTTAATGTACCAGTAAATGTTGGAGAAGCTAGTGGTGACTTTAGTGCAATTGCATTTGTAACTGTTGTTGAGAACGAAGCATCATTTCCAAGTGCAGTTGCTAACTCATTAAGAGTATTAAGTGCTGCTGGTGCTGATGCAACAAGATCTGCTACTGCTGTTCCAACAAATGCTGTAGTTGCAACTTGTGTTGTAGAAGTTCCTGCTGCTGCTGTAGGAGCTGTAGGAGTTCCTGTAAGATTTGGTGAAGCAAGTGGTGCGTAAGTTGAAGCAGCTGTTGTTGAATCTAGCTTATTTGAAAGATCTGTAGTTAATCCTGAGATCTTAGACTGTGCAATTCCAGCAGTTGCATTTATATCTGCATCTGTAATTGTTCCATCAAGTATCATTCCTGTTGTTACTGTTCCTGCTGGAAGAGTTACTGTACCAGTAAATGTTGGCGAAGCAAGAGGTGCCAGTAGGCCAAGTGCTGTGTCAAGGCCTGCTATCTTTGATGTTGCAATTTCTGCTGCTGCGTTAATATCTGCATTTACAATTGCTCCATCTGCAATTTTGCCAGATGTTACTGCTCCTGCTGCTATCTTACCTTCAGTAACTGCAAGTGCTGCAATTTTATCTTCTGTAACGGCTGAATTATTAATTGAGGCAGTTACAACGGATCCTGCAAAAATCTTTGCTGATGTTACTGCATCGTCTGCAATCTCTGAAGTTCCAACCGCTCCTGCTGCTATCTTTGCTGCTGTTACTGCATCGTCTGCAATCTCTGAAGTTCCTACTGCAGATGTGGCAATATGAGTTGATCCAATTGCATCTGCTGCTATTTTAGAAGCAGTAACTGCTAGGTCTGCAATCTCTGAAGTTCCAACCGCTCCTGCTGCTATCTTTGCTGCTGTTACTGAGTCGTCAGCAAGTTTAGCTTCTGTGACTGAAACTGCTGCAATTTTTGCAGTAGTTACAGAAGAATCAAGCAAGCTTGTTGTTGCAACAGAATCTACGGCCATGGACGCTGCAACAACAGATCCAGCTGTAGGGGTTCTAGTATCAGAAAGTCTTGAATCTGATGTATAAACTAAGTTTGCTGTATTTGAAATTCCATGAACATCTGTTGTATCAATAACATGTGCTGTAAAATCTGCTGTAGCAAGTTTTGTTGCAACTGTATTATTAATACCAGTTATTGTTGCTGTCATTGCTGCTGCATAGTTTTCATTATCGCCAAGTGCATCTGATAGCTCGCTTAATGTGTCTAGCAATGCTGGTGCTGCTCCTATAAGATCTGCAAGCTCTGTTTGAACGTATGCTGTTGTTGCAATTTTAGTAGAATTATCATTAGCTGCTTGTGTTGGTGCTACAGGAGTACCATCTAAAACAACACTTGTTAAAGTTTTTCCAGTAAGTGTTTGAGCACCTGTCAAATAAACTAGATCTGCTGTATTTTGAATTCCATGAACAGAAGTTGTATCAGTTTCGTGAGCTGTTAATGCGCTGTCAACATATGACTTAAGCGCAACTACATTTGAATCTACTGTAATTGTGATAGTATTTGAACCATCATTATATGTCTTTGTAAGACCCGCACCCATTGTAAGTGCTGTATTAATTGCGTCTTGGGAAATTTCACCAATCGCTACATCTGAGTTATTTGCGTAAGCAAGGGCTGTCCATGCTGTTGAACCGTTACCAAACTTAAAGAGGTTAGTATCTGACTCAACGCCGAGCTCTCCTGCTGCCAAAGTTGGATTTGCTGAGGTCCATTGTGAAGCGGTTCCTCTTCGTACTTGAATTCTTACTGTTGCCATTTTATTACCCCTTTATATTTTATTTATACTGCTTATTATATCATTTATTACTTTAAGCTAGAGCACCTGAATCAAAAACCATTGAAACATCATTATCTGTAGAGGATGGTGATCCTCCATCGATAAACTTATTTATTCCTGTTGGAGTGACTCCATTTGCCTGTACTGTATATATTGGCTGCCCATTATAATCAATAGCTAAACCAATATCCATAAAGCTAATATCTTGTGAAGTGTCTGGGATCTCAGAATTAAGTGCAATTGGGACCCAAGCACCATTTATTTGAAGCTGTAATTTATTTGTTACTGTATCAAATCTAAGGGGTGTTTCTCCTAAAACAACATTAGACCCAAATGTGGCAGTTCCTGCGACATTGAGCCCATTCTTTACTTTAAAATTCTTATCTACTGTTGCCATTTAAGTTCACATATCCCCTAAGTTTTTGTTGGGGGATTTTTAAGGAATCCCCCCGAAACCTTTATTTAATTATTTAATTAGTATTCCAACAACAATAACTTCTGTGTTAGCGTTTGCTGGTGTTACTCTGACTCTTACATCTGATCCAGAATAATCTGCTGTTACTGCTGCTAGTTCTGTTCCGTTTGAATATGTAATTCCATATTCAGAAACTCCTACGTTATTTGCAGTATCAAGTGTTACAACCAAGTCTGAAACCTGGGTGTGAACACCATTCTTTGCTTTAACTACAAGCTTAGCGCTTCTGTAGTCTGCTGCTACCCATGAAATAGCTGTTGTTTCTGCTGCCACCGCAATGTTTCCAGTTGTTGCTGCGACCTGCTTAGCAACATCATTGTAATTAATTGCTGTAAATGATGTAGTTCCATTTTGCTGAGCAGTATTAGCTGCTGCTGCTGTTGCTTCTGCTGCTGCTTGAGCTGCGTTAGCCTTAGATGTAGCATCTGATGCGGCTGTTGAAACTGCTGTTGCTACGTTTGCTGTAGTTGCTAGAAGTGAAGTATCTGCAATTCCGTGAATGTTTGTTGTATCTGCGCTGTGTGCTGAAAGCGCTGCTGCTGCTGTTGCTTCTGCTGCTGCTTGAGCTGCGTTAGCTTTTGTAGTAGCATCTGATGCGGCTGTTGAGATAGCTGCTGCTTGAGCTGCGTTGGCTTTTGTAGTAGCATCTGATGCAGCTGTTGAAACTGCTGCCGCAATATCTGTTGTTACTTGAGCTGAGTTAGCCTTTGTTCCAAGGGCTGTTGTTATAGTTGTTGTGTAATTAGCATCATCATTGATTGCTGCTGCTAATTCATTTAATGTGTTAAGAAGTGATGGTGCGCCATCCACTAATGAATCTACTGCAGTTGAAATTGCTGTGTTACGGTTTGAAACCTCTGTTGAGATTGCAGATGAAAGCGCTGCTGCTGCTGTAGCTTCGGCTGCTGCTTGAGCGGCGTTGGCTTTTGTAGTAGCATCTGATGCTGCTGCAGACTGTGCTGCGTTGGCTTTTGTAGTAGCATCTGCTGCTGCTGCTGAGATAGCTGCTGCTTGAGCTGCGTTAGCCTTAGATGTTGCATCTGATGCTGCTGTGGCTTCTGCTGCTGCTTGAGCTGCGTTAGCTTTTGTAGTAGCATCTGCTGCTGCAGTTGATACTGAAGCTGCGTCGCCTGATACTCTAAGTGCTGCTTCTGCTGCTACCTTAGTTGTTGCATCTGTTGCTGCTGCTGTAGTTGCTGCTGACTGTGCTGCTGCTGCTGAGCCTGCTGCATCGTATGCTGCGGCTGTTGCTGCAAGTGCACGAGCATCTGTAAAATATTTGTTTGCTGCATTTTCTGCAAGATCCGCTGTGTCATGATTTGAAAGACTTGAAACTGTACCTGTTACATCACCAGTAAGGTTACCAACAAATGTAGCAGTAATTGTTCCTGCGGCAAAATTGCCTGATGCATCACGCTTAACTACAGTATTTACTGTGTTAGCTGAAGTTGCTGTACCACCAATAAGACCAACAATGTAGTCTTGGTCTGCCTGTGCCTTGGTTAATACACCAAAACCGTTAACGGTAGCTGTTCCACCCTCAACGATAAGACCATTTTTAATTCTAAAATTCTTGTTTACTGTTGCCATTGATATGACTCCCTTTTACTGCTTTTTTTATGCTTTTAATGCTGTTCTAAAATATCTTACTTTTATTGATCCTGAAACAGGTGTTACGCATAGACTTATTATACCGCTATTTTCTTCAAAAGTAACTGTAGCTAAAGATAAATCTGTGTTTGATACTATATCTGACTCTGAGATATGAACATCAGTTCCATCGTTAAGCAAGACAATTGTTGATGTGTGAGTTAAGTTTCCAACAGATTTATCAGTCTGTAATGTATATCTAACTGTCTTGTATACTGTCTTTGAGAATGAATCTATAGTTGTTTTATTTTCTATACCGTCTATAGTAAGATCATTGTTTCCGTCCAAACCTAGTAGCTCTGAAGCATTTTCTGCATCTAAAGTAGATAGGTTTGCTTGAAGCTGACTTACTTTATAATCTATTGAGTTTACATCCGTTGATCCGTCTACACCCAGCTTGTTCTCAATTGCCTCAATTGCATCATTGACATTACCGTGCAGGTCTGCATGGCCTTCCATTGATTCAGTTGCGGCAGGATTTGTAAGATTATCTTTTGATGTTGGGTAGCTAGTTGCCAATTTGTCCTCCGTCCAACAGTGTTAATTCTGTGTAACTTGCGTTTGCATACGATGATGTTGGAGTACCACCGTCTAGACCAATTATAGCAGGATTAGTTTCTAATACGCCAGCATTATTGTTAATATCTTCAGAAAAGTTTATTGTTTCTTGAAGGTTAACTGTATGTACATTTCCATCATAGGAATGTGTATGCATATAGAATGGAGCGGGGTCAGTAGTGCCAGGAGTTAAGTCAACCCACACTGCACCGTTGTAAATTTTAATGTTTTTGCTTGTTACATTAAAATAAACATCTCCAGTGGATCCGCTCAACGGATCTTCTGCAAGTGTAAGAAGATTTAATAATGACTTAAACTTTTTGGCCATTTGAAATCCTTATCCTATTACAACTACTCTATATTCTCCAGATGCTGGTGCAACTGCAAACTTAATAGTTATATCTGAATCTGATGTATGCTCAACATCTGCAAGTATCTCTGCATATGGTGCTGCAACTTCGTAGATAGAAATAACTATGTCTTTTGTTCCTAAATTGTGGGTTACTGTATAAGATGTTGCTGAAGTATTTAGCGTAGTCTTATATTTTCTTGTTATCTCATGATAATTTGTGCCATCATTTGTTAATGTCCATTGGTCTGCCGTTTCGTTCCACAAAAGCTCTACATCTGCAGAGGTTCCACGGTTTACCTTAAGGCCAGCATCTGCTAATGGGGCTCCTGTTACGTTTGTGTTAAGAACTACTTTATTATCAACAATATTAACTTCTGTTGTGCTTATTGAGTTAATAGATCCTTGAACATCAAGGTTTCCACCAATGCTTAAGTTACCAGTAATTGATACATCATCTGGCAATCCAATAGTTACTGCTGCGGATTCTGATCCAGAGCCTGATACTGTAATTTCTCCAGATGTTCCTGCAATTGTTGAAACATAGCTTCCAGTTGTATCAGTTCCGAGGGCAACTGAGTTTGGCTCAATTGTAGTTGATATTGTAACATCACCCAAATTGGTCATTGTTGCAGAACCAGTTACATCTCCTGAAAGTGTAATTACTGGATCTGGAATACTTGTTTCGGCTGCAGATGTTAGTCTACCTTGTGCGTCAACTGTAAATGAAGGTATAGATGAAGATGAACCGTAAGATCCAGCGGTTACTGATGTATCGTTTAACTTTAATGTTGTTGTTCCTGCTGCATCGTTATAGGTAGCTGTAAGAGCGGTACCGCCTAATACGGATGAGCCAATGATGTCTTGAATAACTTCTGTAGAGCCAGATGCGGGTGTCCACTCTGTTCCATTATAGAAGTAAAGAATATTTGTGCCAGTATTGTAGTATATTTGACCAGATACTGGATTTGAAGGCGCTGCGCCTAAGTTTTGAATTCTAGCATTGAGCAACTCATTCTTGTTGAGATCAACGCTAACTAAAAATTTTCTTGCCATTTGCTATCTCCTTATGACAGGTATGCTGTCCCTGAAAATGGTTGAGCCATAGTCAGTGTTATTTGATTAGTACTATTGTAGTCTATTCCAGTTTCCAAAATATCGCCTGCACTAGACTTAACTGTTACGTTTGGTTGATATCCTAGTCCATGATTAATAACAACAGAATACACTCCAGATAAAGGACCAGTAACTTGGGTTAATTCCCAAGGATACGCTAGTGTATTATTTGTTAAAAATATTTTGCTTGCTCCTGACCAATTTAAATCAGAAAGCTTTGGTCCGTGAAATGCAGCTGAAAGCATATCAAAGTAAAAATCTCCAGTAAGACCCAAATTTGCTGCTGGGTCTCCATTTCCATTTAGAATGGTTCTTCCTCTTGGTCCTTGTGGACCTGGAGAAGAAATTACTACTTTATTTATTTGCTCTCGAACAACTACGGATTCAGTCATTAAATAGTTACCGATCTATTTAGGGTCATAAACCCTTCAAGGAGCTTTATTTTATTCCCATTAGAATCTACAACCATAACATCATAAGATGATTTCGGATAAAAGATTTTACTTGTTTGTGTTGGTGTCATTCTTACAGTTAATTTACCATTAGGTCCATCAATTGTAATTCCGCCAGATGGTGATGTTAGTGTAACGGCTAATTTGCTGCCGCCTTTTGTATCACGCACCTGCATCTTTGCAGATGCACCAGTAAGATCAATCGCATTGTCATTTTCGTCTTTATATTCTACTATAAAACTAAATGTTGCATTTTGATCTACTTCGAAATTCTTTTGTCCTGCCATTTGCCATAGTCTCCTAAATAGGAATACTCCTGTACTAATTTTAGCACAGGAGTATTTCTAATTGACTATTTTTTGTTTACTTGTTGGTAAACCCAAATGATGGTTCATTAGGGTTGAGTGCTTTCAAAATTACGGGTGCTGTGGCAGCAAATCCGCCAAGTAGTAGGTCTCTTGGGCTGGTGTTGCCTGTCATATATAGAGCAATTGCCGCTCCTAGAAAATGACGTCCATAACTTGCTAGTGCTGCTAGAATCTTCTCTTGCATTGTAACCTTTCCATCTCCATTAAGATCTTCTTTAGCTTTTGCCATTTTTGATCCTCCTTATTTCTAGGCGGGAAGCCTAGGAATTTTGAGCCTTAGCTCAATTCTATAATTGTACCACTATGCGCTAATATCTACCAATTCACAATTGCCATCAGAGCTACAGGCAAGTGTTGCATTTGTAGATGTTCCGTCTTCTGTTTCATAAAAAGATAAATCTTCCCAACGAATGCTTTTTGGCATTTTTGCAACAAGGCTCTGGTACTCTTCTTTTGTTACTTCTTGATACGGTGCCTGCTTATATGAATGATCTGAGTGTGGCAAGAATGAAATTCCAGAAACTTCATCAAAATTTTTGTATACCCAAGCCCCAACTTCCATCCATTCATCTTCTTTTACTGAAACAGTAATAGAAGGCTTATGCTCACACCATGCACGTTGATAAACTAGCCAAATGTTTAAATGCTCAATAGCTGTCAAATCATTTCTAACAATTGCACCCTCTGGAGCTTTTACTGGAAAAGAAAAAACATATGTTTCGTTTGGCTTCATCACATCATCTTCTACTGGTATGCCAACTTCTTTAAGAAAAACAGAAATTGGATCTCCTTTTGAGCCACGAACGGTTCTTATATAGTAAGGAGAATGCCAAGCATGCATACCTGAAGATACTCCAACTAATTGAGATACCGTTCCAGATGGTTTTACACAGGTAATAGCTGCCGACTCAGGAATGCCAATCTTTCCAGCTTCGCTTTTATTTGTTTCTCTTGCAGACTCTTTAAGGCTCATTAAAAATGCTTCAAGCGAAACCAAATCTTCTTTTCCAGACATTAGCTTATGACCAAACTGCCCAGTAAGAGAAACACCAAGTAAGCGTTCTTCTTCTGTATTATCTTTCCAAATTTTACGAATATACTTAAAGTCAGTAAGAGTAGATTGCCATGTTCCAAGAATTGTAGCCAGCTCAACTTTGCGCTCAATTTCTTTTTTTGTGTCGTGTTCACGCAAAACTACTTCTGAAAGATTGCAGAACTGATACGGCCTAAGAATAATTTCTGAGCATGGGTTAGTTCCGTAATGAATTTCTGGATCTCTGCGTCCATACTTTGCTGCTTGTGCTTGAGCTGCTGCAACATTATAGATTCCACGCTCTCCTGATTTTGAATCGTACAATGATTTCCATTCTGCAATGAATTGCTCCATATCTGGTTTTCTAGAATAAGCAACGGAGTTATTTGATAATGCACGTTGTGGGTTTTGCTCCCACCAGTTACCTGATTTAGCCTGTGCCATTTCAATATCATTAATATTTGAAAGAGAAATCATTGCTGATCTACGTACTCCTCCTACTACAACAACTTCACCAATCTTGCACATAATGTCGTGACATTCAATGGGCTTAAGGTTTCTTCCTGTAGCATTCTTAAATTTTGCAATTGTAAAATCAAACAAATTAATAAGGGGCTGCGGTCCAGACGAACGTCCACCCATCGTCTTAAGCCTTGCGCCTGCGGGACGAACTTTAGAAACATCTATTGCTGGAATTTGACCCGACCATAGTAGCGCTAACAACTCACGGTATGCTTTTGCCCAGCCTTGCTTTGAATCTTCAACCGTAATTACAGTAGTTGACTTTTCTAAAGATTCTGGGACGGAAGGAAGCTTATTGATGTACTTATACTCAACAGAAAAACCTACGCCAGTGCCACACATAAGAATATACATTGTTTCATCAAACGAACGTGGTGAATCAACTGGAAGAAAAGCACAATTGTACCCCGCTACATTATCTCTTTCTAGAGCTGCTCCTGAAGTCATTACGGAACGCATAGAGGGCATGACATTTCTTTGGAATACACCGTCTTTTAATTCCGCAACAAGCTTTTCAGATGGAATGTAATTGTAATTTGTTTCTAAGTGCTTCAGCATAAAGTTAAAATATCGATCTACTGTCTCACCCCACGTTTCACGACGGCTCTCTTCTGGAATCCATCTGGCGTAACGAGATAACGCAATAAAATTTTCGTATGGGTTTTCAATAGTCTTGGACATTAATAGTACCTTTTTCTCCGCCTAGCGGTTTAATTTAATTTAAGTAGAGTCTTATTCTACCAAACTTTTTTAAGAAAGTGAAGAGTTTATTAATAAAACAATTAAAAACAAGCTTATTATTAGTTAACTAAAATAAAATATTGCACTAATCTAGGTTGACATATTAATACTCACAATGGTATTCTTATAGTTCGTTATCTCTATTGGAGGAAATGCCTATGGAGAATATAAAAGAAAAACTTAGCGATGTTTTACATCACTATGTTGCAATAACAGTAGCTATATTGTTTTTATTTACTGGTCAACCAGAAATGATTCAATCAGCATCTGCTCTGGTTGCAAAACCAGATGTAAAAACCGAAGCACAACTTAACAAGGAAACGCTGAAGCAATTCAGTAATACTGTGTGGAAACCATCCGAATCTTTAACAGATAAAGAATTGGTTGAACTTCTCAAGGCTGTAGGCTTTGAGGGTAGCGCCCTTAAAATGGCGTGGGCTGTAGCTAAAAAGGAGTCTAACGGACGCCCAATGGCTTATAACGGCAACAGGAAAACTGGAGACAGTTCTTACGGAATTTTTCAAATCAACATGCTAGGAAACCTAGGTGATGATCGTAAAGAAAAATTCAAACTGGACAGTAACTATTCGTTATTTGATCCAGCAATCAACGCAGAGATAACGTATTATATGACCAATGGCGGTCAAGATTGGTCGTCATGGAAAGGTTTAACCACTAAGACAAAAGAGTGGCTAAACAAATTTCCATCTAAAAATTAGAAAGGAGTTAATATTAAGGTACAACTAGTATCTAAGTATTTAACTCTTGCAAGAGAAGGCCTTGTTGCGTCAATGGATTGTCCATTATGCCAAGGCTTTCTCTTTGCCAATACAGATACCGAAGATAGTATATACTTGTATTGTTTGGCCTGTAATTATAAAAAGCAAATTGGCTTGGCCCTTTATGACAGAATGGAAAAAGAAGTTAATGAAAAAAGTTGATTTAGACCAGGATTTAGTTAGAGCAGTTTCAAGGAATATACCGTGTATACATATGAATACAGATTTCTTGGCAGCTAATGCAATATCAGTATTTCTTAAGTATTTAAATCACCATCTTGAAAGTGGTAGCACTTTGCAAGAAGCTATAGATGGAATTAAAACAAAAGATGTCGAATGAGGCGGGTTCTGAAAAAAGCGATGCTCTTGAAGACAATTTGCCACTAGTAAACTACATAATGTCTCACAGGATATACGACATTATGGTTTTAATTGCTAATATGCTGGCAAAATCCGAAGAAGATGTACAAAAAATAGAAAAAATGATAGAATATCATAAAGATGGGTTCCTCCTTGGGCCTAATCCAGCGTATAATAACTTGAAGGAAGAAAATGAATAAAGAATCAGCAATAAAACTAATGCTTGAAAAGTTTCTTGAAGGAAACAGATACCTTGGTAAAGGTTCTGGAATGCCAGAAGAAGAGGTTGAAGCTAAAATTTCTGAAGGCTTAGTTGCAATGGAATATCTTCTATCAGAAGTATATGATGAGATGTTAGCAAATAATTTGCTTAAGTAATAAAAAGCCCCAGAAATGGGGTTTTTTTATTATAAGTGGTATAATTAATAAATGGCAAGAGATCATTTTAAACAGGTTATGGCTCGTCCTTATTTTGCTGATTTTAATAACAACAATAAACACGAGTGCAAATCTTGGCTGTGCAAATTTGAAAATTTTTTAGATAAATTTTTTAGGAGGAAATAATGTTTTACGATAAACCAGAATGCAAAACAATTGTTACAACAATTGATGATTATGGAACAAAGACTGGGGTTTTTGTTTTTAAAAATATTATACCTAAAGAAATTTTAAATTCAGTTAAAGACCAGCTTGAAAAAGAGTCTGAAATTACAACCAAGTACGAAGAAACATTAATTGATTGGTATGCTGATAAAACAACTGGAGCAATTGATGGAATAATAGATATTTGGGAATTTATATCTGAATTAATTTTTCCAGAATATGTTATTCACCCATCTAGAAATTTCTTAAAAGTAAAACCTGGAGATAACGGAATGTTTATTCATTCTGATTCACCAGGTAAGCATTCTTGTCATCTCTTATCTCAGCCAGATGTTTTTCAAACATGTTGCATAATTGACTACGGTCTAGTTGCGTACTTTGGAAAGTTTGAAGGCGGAGCAATATTTTATCCAAACATAAATCCCGATGGAACAAAGAAAACAACGAACTTTGATGGACCATGCTTAGAGTATCAGCCAGAAGAAGGAGATGTAGTAATACACGGAGCATTTTCTGATTACGCACACGGTGTTAGAGAAGTTACTTCTGGGACAAGATACGCCTACTCTAATTTTGTTTTAAAAGCTGAAGATAATCCTGGAACATTTTATAATTACAAAAGTGATGAGTACTTTGAGCAAATTGGAGATAAATCTTCTAAGTTTGAGGTTGAATGGATGAAGCCATTAATAGAAAATCCTCAGTTTACAAAAGAAAAAATTAAAGAGATGCAAGACTCTGGATTAAAAGGATTAGATTTGGCAGAAGCATTTTTTGCAGATATGGCAGAAGAAGAAGCACTTAAAGCTTCTTTAAAAAATTAATTTCCGCCCCAATTTCCTTTAACACTAGCAAACGGCTTTAGCCTTTCATTAAAAATTGGTTCTTGATCAGACCTATAAAAAAATATAGGATTGTTTTCTATATTTTTTTCATTTGTACATTGAATGTAATAATCATTATCTTCTATAAATTTTGCGTACATTAAATCTGGTATGTATTTAATAGAACTAAGACTTGACTGATAAGACCATCTTTTCCCAGACAATATTTTTTTTACAGAATGAACAACTTCTACATTATGAAGAATCATGTCTCCAGTTTTAGGCTTGTATGTAATGCCATACTCTGGATAATGAATTTCCCCACCCTCAAAGTCTTCTGAAAAATAAATTATAAACGACATGTGGCCAAGGGTTACTTTTGTATAGTTTTTTAGTGGTTTTAGAACAGCTGCATTGTGGTAATCTACAAAAAAATTATATATATCTACGTGAGGAGAAAATGTATAATTAGAATTATTATTTTTATCTAACTGTCGACACAAAAGCTTATCCCAGGGGCCGCCTAAATTGTTTTCAGAAATATTACTTTGAGATTCGTAGTTAAATTCTTCATGCAATCTTTGTCTATATCTATCTAAAGATTTAGATGTAAATTCAGAATCGTGTGATTCTGAATCTTGGCAAGCTTCATTTATTAAATCTATACATTCTTGCTTAGATAAAAAGTTTCTATATATATAGACCTCATCTGAAAGCTTTTCAAATTTTTTGCTTGAAAGAAGCTTTAAATTTAATTCTAGTATTTCAGGATTAGCATTAACCATTATATAAACTATCTACTAAAAAAGTGCGGCGAAAAGTGAGCCGAAAAATAGAGACTCTAATATTAAGTATTAACATATTTACCCATGTGAGTAAAATCGTGTGGAAGCTTTTCATTTAAACATTCAGAGCATAGCAACTTAATGCTTTCTAATTGTGCTCCACCTCTTATAGAACAAAATCTAGATTCGCATATATGAGGATCATTTAAATCCTTAGCGCTTTCTAGTTTAATAGTTAGCTTCACGTATGCATCTTCATCGCAGTATTCGCATTTGCCTTCTTCATAGTTTAACCCAGTTAGTATGCTGTATTTACTCATCCGCAATAATCTTCCTTATCATCTCAATGTAAGCTAAGGTTTCTTCCTCAGTAGGCCCTTTTATATATTCTTCCACTGGTATGCCAGCCCACATTATAAAAAGGAGGGCGGAAAGAGGAACATCATAAGCTATCATTTTACTATTATACTCCACATACAAACTAGATGTATCTTTTGTTAGATAAATCACTTTTAATACCTTCTAAAAGCATTTCCTTTTGATTATCAGTGCTAAAATTATAATCTGTATTTAAGGGAAGGGTCATAAATATAAGCGATCCTCTTTTGGTCAAAGGAATGGTTTGATGAAGAGTCATTCCTCTCATATATAGCATATCACCTGGTTCTAAGACAACTTTATTTTCTTTTTGATCCACATCATTTGGGTCAACTAAAGTCCATTCTACTTGACCAAAACAATTTATGTGAACAACATCTGCACTATCATTGTGAAGACCAGCATGTATTGTATTTATCGACTTTTCTCCAGTTTGCATGAGACTAAGATAATAAGTGTCTATATTCCCGTAAAGTTTAGATAAATCTTTTACTATAATCTTCCATTCAGGAAAGTAATTAAGGTGATCTGCCTCTATTGTCTGTCTTGGGCTTCTAAAACAGTTTTTATCCCAATCTGAAATCTGTTCGTCATATACACTATTGCAATACTCTATAAACATTTCTGGCGTTATTTCTGAATCAAGGCAATTTTTTAAAACAGAAAACGGGAGATCCTTAAGTTTTGATTCAAGTATATGGGTTACTATTCTGCTAGTCATGTAAGTATTATACTCTCTATTAAGTGAGAAACCAAGTAGGCCTATTGGGATTTGAACCCAAAGTCGATTGCATATAAGACAATTGCTTTAACCAGATTAAGCTATAGGCCCTTATATTAGCCTATTATCTGATATATAATACCAAGGATGAAAGTCATTACAGTTACTATGGCTACTGCAATAATTAACTTCATCTTTCTATCCCGCCTTTTCTTATGTATTTTTTTCTTTGTTTTTAATGATTTATCTGGGGATATTAGATTTTAGGAAAGCCCCCCTACCCCCCAAATTTTTTCTTTTTGGAAAGATAGAGAAAGCAGTTCCTGAACATATATCCACAGATGTCATCTGGTACATATTGAGTTTCAGGGTAAGCCCCCCACAAAGCAAACTAAGTGTAGCATTTGTTATTTTACAAAGTCAATGGATTTTAAAAGATATTCTAGTCGACTGCTTTATTAATAAACTTATTGTAAGATGTTTTGTTTATTTGCAAAATTTCATAATCTATAAATTCATCTTTAAATAAAATTTTATTTTTATTAGATTCATTTTCCCAAAGTGATCCTTTAAGTGGTGTTGCATCATATTGATATATAAAATTTTGTGCTACTAGTTTAGGGTTTTTGTTTATTGCATAATCCCATGCAGAGCAGTCTACTGATAAAAGTATAGATCCATGAATACCATCAATATCATAATCATGTAGTTTTTTAAACATAGCAAATCTTGCTTTGACTTCATCTAAAACATATTTAATTGGCTTTGCCCTTTTTATTGCAGCAAAAGAAGAATTTGGTAGATAAATTTTTTTATTGCCATTTCTTTCCAAAATATACTCTACAAAATCATAGCAGCCTTGACAATAAACCCTTTTGCCATCTTCCGATCCTTTATATACCAACATAGAAGTTGTAGGGCTATTTGGCGTACCGTATCCCCATTTTCCTAGATCTGGCATTATAAATGTTTCGTTTAGCTTATTGGTAATATTGTATTTAATTATGTCTAAGGGCAATCGAGCTACGGTATCTAGATCTACATATACCCCACCATGATTGTATATAACAATATACCTCCAAAGATCTGCTAAAAATGCTCCCCAAAGTTTAGATGAAAGCTCAGATAGATCTTTATCTCCAAAATCATTTATCTGGCTAATCTTTTCTTTTTGATTGGAGTATCTGTATTCCCATTCTGGGTTAACCTGTTTCCAGGTTTCTACGTTTATATTAAAGGGATATTGTAAATTTTCAAAATCTTCTTTTCCAGTTTGCCATATAATTTTTGGAATATCTACGCCAAATCCAAAGAATGGTAATTCTGAATCAATCAATGCTTTGCCTTACTTGTCAATTGTGCTAATTTTTTTTACATGTATCTCGCAAAGGTTATATTTAACACCTTTGCTGTTGATCATACTTGTATATGCGTATTTATCGCAAAATGAACATGTCATATCTCTATTGTACCACCGCCTTATATTCTAGTCGACTGTTTTTTAGGATTTAAGAAAATGTTAATATATTTTTTACATGTATGATACACACCCTGGACAAAACGGACATTTTGGATAGTGCGCCCATTATTCTTTTGGGCTTGAGCGTGAGTGTGATGAGCATCACAAAGATTTTTTTGCGACACGCCCGAGATGTGCCTCAATTTGTCAGTCCCCCATGCTATGCTTAAGGTATAACAAACAAACGAAAGGTACTCATCTAATGAATACACTAAATAGAATAAAGGCAGAGCAAGACCTTGCTCGCCACATAGCGCATGAAAAGGCTATGGCTAAGTCACCTTGGATAAGGGAGAGCGTACAGGCTTTCCGCAACGCTACACCTGAGCAATTAGCACAGGTCGAGGCTATTCGCCTCAAGCGAGGTATGTGACACAACTCACACCCCACAGGGTGCGTGTCGGCTTGATAATGTCAGCCCAATAGGCTACAATTCCATTATAACCAACAAACGAAAGAAGAACAGTAAATGACAATAACATACACAATTTGGGACGGCTCACAATTCCTCGGATTTCAAACCGCTAATAGCGTAGATGAGATGACTAAGACAGTTAAAGATTTACAAAAGATTTCTAAAAATGTAGTAGCACACTTGCGAAAGGTAGAAACTAACTAATGACACTAGATGAATACAAGCAAATGGTGGAGGCGCAACGCCTCGCCTCTCTAGCCATAGCACTAGAGGCACTTACTAAATCAGAGGCTATTGCTAAGGAGATGAATAAGTAATGTCATACGCATACTCATACGAGAATAACAGCGTATCTAAATGGGATACTATCCAAGAAGATGTCGCAGACGCATACACATACCTTGATGAGGTAGATGAGGAACAACCTCCACTAGATGAGTTTAATGATGAAGATACAGACGAACTAGCAAAACTATACGCACTATCATGGGAGAATTAATAATGACTATCGAACTAAATGAATACGGCTTAATGCTTGACTTAGGGGACTTCCTCTATCTATCCCTATCATGGGCTTTCCTTATCTTGTCTGCCCTTGTTTTTATCGGTTATAAGGTTTATAAGAGAATACAGGCGCATAGATGGGCATCTCTAATTAACAATGAAATGGATAAATTACCTAATGATGAGTGGGGTGTCTAATGAATAGACTACTAACTACACTAGTGCAGTTATCTATTGCTATCCCCGCCCTTATTATGGGGCGCATAGTAGTGCGTGAGTGGATAGATGAATGGCAACACATAAAGTCGGAAAGATCACACTAGCCTAACGGCGTGTCGGCTTGACAATGTCAAGCTGGCCCGCAAAAGAGCGGGGTTATCCACAGGGTTACGGGCATCTGTGGAAAACCCCAGAATTTATGTGATAATTATCACATAGGCTGAGCGTCTCACATCTTGGAATTACTGGCTAGTAGGTAGATAAATGTCAGACCCCCGTGGTAAAATACTACCATAACGAAAAAGAAAGGTGGTCTCAAATGACTACACTAACAAATACACATACACACACTCCACACATGGAGAGCGTATCTACTACCTATGGCATGGGCGTAGATGTCGAATACACTTTCTGCGAAACATGCGAGCAGAACATAGATAGAGTTTATTTCTATGATGACTATGACCGCTTACCATTTTACACCGATTGGAGTTTAACTAAATGAGTATTTTAATTTCATCAGAGGTTTTAGAGAATAGAGAGTTATCTAACTCTAATCCATACATGTACCAAAAGGCAAATACTTATTTGCTATCATGCACAATTTGTTCGAATAACTATTTAGAGATTTTTGCAAAAGATGCAGACTTTACTAAATTCACATGTGAGGAGTGTTGGTAATCATGCCAGTTTATGAGTTTAATGCTTTTATAAATGTCGAGGCTGAATCCTATGATGAGGCTATTGATACATTTCAATTTCAATTAAAATACGGAATAAATAAAAATAATGTTTATGTTGCCGACATAAGAGATTTGGAGTTAAGCGAATGAAATCACAATTCGAAAAAGATTTAGAAATTAAAGAAAGTTTTATTGATTTACTAAATGATGTTTATCCTACTGTAAAAATTGGTTATTCAACTTTTACACCCGCCGAAATTTTGGAATGTTGCGACCCTGTTGCTTTTGCGATTGGATTAGTTGAACATGAGGATTATCTAGCAGAAATGGAAAACGAATAATGGATTTTTTTGGATTTGAAAAAGCAATTGAAATTGATCATCTTACCGATGAGCAAATCTTAAAGCTTGAAGAAATTTTTAAGGATTTCGAATAAGCAACGGCGTGTCTACTTGACAAAAGTTGATGCGCCCGCAAAAGAGCGGGGTTATCCACAGGCTTACGGGACTTATCCACAACCCCCTGGAATTTACGACACGCCCGAGATTTTGTGATTTTTATCACATGAGTTGAGCGTCTCAAAATGTGGAATTACTCGCTAGTAATTAGATTATGTCAGTGGGTTCGTGTATAATTCCATACATAACAACAACGAAAGGCGGACTCAAATGTCAGCAAATGTCTATACTATCGAAAGCCTACTTGTAGGAAAAATGTATCGCTCAAATTCTCTTACTGGAGAAATTATCTCAGCAGAAAAAAATGATAGTGTCTGGTATGCAAATGCAGATACTTACAAAGTGCAGGTACGCCCAATTTATTCTGCACCGCTAAATCTAAAAGATACTTACCGCTATTTAGCCGTAAAAACTTCCGATTAAATAAAATCGAAACAGGGGCAGTTTAGAGGGAGTCCTCGCCCAATGTCGTAAGTAAGAACCCTCGCAAAATTTGTCAGTGCTAACTGATACAATAACTAAATAAACAAACGAAAGGAAAACTATGTTAAACATAATCGACAAAACCGATTTCTATGAAATCGCAGACGAGCAACATTTTTGTTGTGATGAAAGTCAATTTAAGTATTACTGTATCGAACACCTAGAATTTATGGGTTGCTACTTTTGCGGATTTGACTATGACAAAGATTGCGAGGAACAACACTAATGATTAACTCAGTATTAACAATAGATTGCCAAGATTGCCACGGACACGGAGTAATCTTTTTTGGTAATGATAATGATTTTGATTGCGAGCCTTGCGCTTGCGTAGATGACGGCTCACTATTTTGGAACGGAGAAAATGACTAATGTATAAATTAACTTGTGCTTATGACGGACACGCTCCTCATTGGTCAGCAGAATACGAAAGCGAATTTGGTGCTTGGGAAAACTTTTTCTTATTCACCGATTGGGGATTTGCTAACGAATACTCAACTGTAAATATTTACACGCCAACAGGCAAATGCTATACAAAAGTTTTCTACAGAACAGGAATGGTATCAGTTAAATGATGACACGAAAAGATTATGTCGCAGTAGCAGAAATTTTAAAGTTCGCAAGCGATAAAGCACACCCAGCACTATTTTCTAAAATGGTAAATGATTTTGCGGAAATGTTCGCAAAAGATAATGAACGATTTGATGTAAATAGATTTCATGAAGCGAGTGGGTATCATGTCCCAAAATTCACTTCGAGATAAAGTAAAGCGAATTCAGGAATTGCGTCGCAGTAATGCGGCGCAACCTGTTCGCAATAAGAAAAAATATTTTAGAAAGATCAAACATAAAAATAAATATGCAGAGTAATGCATAGCTATGCAGGCCCGCAATACTGCGGGGTTATCCACAGGCTTACGGCAGTTATCCACAACCCCCTGGAATTTGTGAGATTAATCACAAAATAAATTAGATAAAGCTTGGGCGTGTTGCACAATTTGTCAGTGGGATAGGCTATAATACTCTTATACCAACAACGAAAGGCAATAAATGACTAAAGTAGAACACTCTCTCCGATTTGTAACTGAGTTTGATGAGGAACATCCAATAGCAAAGCAATTTTTACAATTAGACGAAGGCTCACAGATTTTAATTCTTGAGTCTATGCTAAAGGATTTAATTGCGCCTGCTCTTAAGACAACACTTGATAAAATAAATGAGCGTGGTTCCTACGCAATTCTTAAGGTGGCAGAATAATGGGATACAATACAGCATTAGATTTAACTGAATTAGATTTAGAGGTAGCACTAGGTTATCACTTACAGGGTAATCATTACCCACCCGTTCCGCTTTCTATGGTGCAACCTTGCATTGATGCTATTGATGCCTACTATGATGAGGATTATAATAAGTTGATCGAAATGCCTGAAGGCGTATCTTATAAGGGTGACTCTCATGCGCCCGCGTGGGCTATTATCGAACAGCACCACTTAGACGCTTGGCTACCTGAAAGTGACTAAGGTCACACAATAACTTTCTCAAATAATGAGATAGGGCTAGACTAATGTCAGACCCCAATGCTATACTACAACCCTAACAAAGAAAAGAGGCAATAAATGACAGTAAATGGATACACTTACAAGGTTGGCGATTTATTCACCACCCTAAAGTCAAAAAAGACAGGTGTGATTAAGGAAATCCACCCACAAACATCTGGCTCGGTGCGTGTGCTACTAGAACTCCCAACGAAAGAAACTCGCTGGACTTCAGTATCTGCTCAAACACTACTAGGCGTATAATCTAAAGGCAGGGGGGTCGCAGAAATGTCAGACCTCCCTGCTATAATTACTCAACCAAACCAACCAACAACGAAAGAAGGAAACAAATGGCACGACAGAAAGCAATTAGCGTAAAGATAGCAACACCAAAGGTAATCAAGGCACTAGAAACTCGCTTGACAAAGTTAAATGCCGATTACGCATCACAAGAAGCCAACGAAGCAAAGCACGAAAAGGCTTTAGAAAAGTGGCGCAAAGAAGTAGCAAAGTTTGCTATGGCTAATTTTGCTAAGGCAGAAAACCTACGCACAAACTATCGTCAATGGAACAAGACACTTAATGTTGATTTTGATTTAACAGTTAATGAGTCAGACTTTCCTAAAGAGCCTGAGAAGGACTACGAAGTTCTCCACCGCCACTCATACAATGAGATAAAAGAGGAATTGGAAAACGCAATTCGTATTCTAAAGATGACAGATGAGGAAACAGTAAGCACAAGCACTTACAATGCTATTGCTCGTTATCTGTAAATAAAATCGTTCTCGCATAACGATAAATTGCGAACGACCTGAGTAAGTCGCCAAACTGCTCTCCCTTCGGGGACAACTACTAACAAAGGTAATAAAATGAAAAATAGATTTCGTGTAGAAATTTATGATGAAAACAAGTTAAATGATTTAACAATCTATTCTGAGCAAGGTGTTGATAAAGAGTACTTAACTGAATTAGTATTTTCTAATCGACGTAACTTCTTTGGTAATGTTCGTGCTTATGTCTATGATACTTTAAAGAAGACTAAAACGACTGCTCTTTACCTCCCGTCCGAAGTTGTAAACTTTAACCGCAAGAATCAATTGACTAGGGATGAGTTAGGTCTGTAAAGATCTAACACTGGCTGCATATGTGCAGCTGGCCCGCAAAGCTAAGGGGTTATCCACAGGGTTACGACCACTTGTGGATAACCCTGGAATTTTGTGAGATTAATCACATGGATCAATTCGGACATATTGTAACTAATCATAGACAATGTCAGTGGCATCTGTTATACTTACAACTAATCAAACAAACGAAAGGTAAAAAATGGCTCATAATCTAGAAATGGAAAATGGCGAAGTTGCATTCGCACTTCGTGGCGCACCTGCATGGCACAACCTTGCAAATCGCATCTTTACACAAGATGAAGATGTTACAACTCAAATGATGTTAGATGAGGCAAAACTTTCCAATTGGAATGTTCGCTTGTCTCCACTAACTGACCATATCTCAGATACATGGAATGATGTATCTAATGCTCAATTGGTTATTCGTGATAACCCATTCAACAATGGCACTGATGTGCTTGCAACTGTTGGAAAGCGTTACAAGCCTGTGCAGAATGAGGAACTATTCGCATTCGCTGATGCAATTCATGATGCTAATGCTGATTGCCGTTGGGAATCTGCTGGCTCACTTCGTAGCGGTAAGGTTGTATTCGGTACAGTGGATATTCCTCGCACAATGGTGCTTGACCCACAAGGCGCAAATGATGCAACTAAGTTGTATCTAATTGTTTGGACATCTCATGACGGGTCAGTTGCTGTTCAGGCTGCTGTTACTCCTGTTCGTGTTGTATGCCAAAACACTCTTAACCTTGCAATGAAGAATGCTAAGCAATCTTTCAAGATTCGCCACACGCAATCTGTTGAAGGTCGCATCCAAGTTGCTCGTGAAACTCTTGGGCTTGCTCTTGGTTACTTTGATGAATTTGAGAAAGAGGCTCAGGCTCTTTATTCTCAATCAATCACTGATGCTGAATTCTCAAAGTTGATTCAGACAATTTATCCTAAGCCAGATAAGGATGCTGCTAAAGTTGCATTGACTAAGTGGGAAAACAAAGTCGTGCTCCTTGATGAGTTGTACCATAACTCACCAACCAATGCTAATATCAAGGGAACAAAGTGGGGCGCATTCAACGCACTTACTGAACGCCTTGATTACTATCGTTCAGGTCGTGGCAATTCTGAAACACTTATGGCGGGTGCATCAGGCTTTGACCCAATTCTAACCGCAGAAAAAAATAAAATTAAAAAATTAGTTTCTGCGTTCTAAATAAATAAATTCCTGAGCATGAATAAAAACTGCTCACAATTTTTTCCAGGTCCATTAGCTCAGTTGGTTAGAGCGCTACCCTGTCACGGTAGAGGTCGACGGTTCAAGTCCGTTATGGATCGCCAAGCGCCCTCAATGCTAAGGGGGCAAAAAGTGTGTTACGACTCACATTTAAATTCCCTGGAAATCCTTGATAATGTCAGTGGGACCTGGTACAATTCTCTTTATGACCAACGAACTAGTATCAAGTAAGTACACCTTTGTCTGTGACCCAGATGAATGCGATTCATTAATAGAACTAACATCATCTGACGGGTTTGGATTCCCATCAGGTGTGACAGAACTCACATGCCCTTGCGGACGTAAGACTACCTTATTGTCAGTGGAGCATGCTACAATTACACCAACAACAACGAAAGAGGAGCAAATGGAAACAACAGTATCACCTGCAGTAGAATATAACCCTGACCTATTGGTTACCTATAAGATTGTAAGCAATTACTCTGACCCTGAATATGCAACCGACAAGGTTCGCAACATTGAATGGGAACTACATAACTCACGGACTAACTCTAAAATTGCTTCAGTCTTAACAAATAAGATTGCTTCAGTTAAAGATATTATTGTTGAAGCCTATAGCGATTCAGATGACCAAGAAACACTTCGTTTAATTGCCGAAGCCCTTGAGATTGAGTTAACTAGAGAAGTTGAGTGGTCTGCAACAATTGAAGTTAGCGGAACTATTCAGTTAGATTTACTTGCTGATTCAGATACAGATGTAGAACAAGAAATCTACGACAATCTTTATGTTGATTCACAAAATGGCAACATTGAAATTGTTGACACTGAGGTATGTAATGTAAGGGAGAACTAATGTACTTTGAACTTACCGCTCCTGATATGCTCTCTATGCAGAGAGCGTATTGGGATGCAGAGATAACGGGACTTGACCCACAAGCAATGTCTGCGTTGACATTCAACATCGGAACTGGTAGTATTGAGAAAGTAAGTAGGCTTAGAGATAAGTACAACTTAACTGAATCTTATGTATCAGACCACGAAACCACAGGTTATTAAGGAGAGATTATGTCAGAGTATAAAGATGGTTGGGCAGATGGTTACAAGTTTGCTCGTGATGAAATCATGGAAAAGTTATCAGAGATTGATATTAATGATATCGATTCTTGGATTCTTGACCGTCTATCTGAGATGATCGAAGGTGGCAAACTGTGATGGCTGAATGGCTTAAGTGTGACCAGTGTGCAGCTCAGGCTATGTGGGAAGCAAAGAAAGATTCATTTTCTCTTTACTTCTGCGGCCACCATAAAAATAAACAGGGCGAGTCTCTTGTGGACTGGGCCCATGAAATGGTACAATTACTCAACTACGAGGAAAATCAACTACTAACGAAAGCAGAATAAAATGGGAGACAGAGCAAACTTTGGATTCAGAGATTCCAAGGAAAATGTAGTATTTCTATATGGACACTGGGCTGGACATAATATGCTAGCCAAATTAGCAAATGCTGTGCAGGCTGCAGAAACTCGTTGGCAAGACGAGTCATATGCAACACGTATTGCTATATCTAATCTAATTGGAGAAGACTGGACTCAGACAACAGGCTGGGGAATTTATGTTAACCAACTAGGGGACAACGAACATAAGGTGCCCGTAATTGACTGGACCAACGAAACGTTTACATTGTACGAAGAGGACCTGAGCACGGTAGTGTTCACATCATCCTTGGCGTCATTTGTAGATAAATACAGTCGACTAGTTATGGTATAATTAGACCTAGGACCTTGGTCCTGGTTTTAATATAGAAATGAAATGGTGCGTCTATTAGTCTTTAGGGCCAGGCGCTAAGTAAAGCGGTTTATTTCTTTCGTTGGAAATCAGCAGCCATATTCATAACCCCCAGCATAGCTGGGGGTTTTCTATTGCCCGCAAAGACTTGAGGGTAGCATATTGTCTTTACGACTGTCAACTATATTCTCTGGAATTTGTGTGATCTTGACCACAAAGTTGAATCATGTGGCATGTATCACATGCCAATCCTATTCCATTTGTCAGTGGTCCAATGTATAATTATCACATATCAACGAAAGGATATAAAATGCCAAATTGGGTATATAACGGTTTAACTATTGAGGGAAATCCTGACCAAGTTAAATCTTTAATTAAGCAAATGAATAAGCCATTTGTTTATTCAGTTCAATCTAATGGTGATTTATCATTTAATATCAAGCAACGTAAGTATGTTAATCCTATCTTTGCTTTTCATAATATCTATTCATATGTAGACCATGGTGTATCTGATACTGAGTATCATGGACAACCTCCTAGTTCCGCCGACTCTTCATTTGCCGACTGGATGAAGTTTGAGACCAATGACTGGTACAACTTTAATAACCGTGAATGGGGTACTAAGTGGGATGTGGCTGTAGCCGAGGATGATAAGTATCCTGATACAACTATGGAAGATTATGAGAACGCTGAAAATCATGTAGTCCATTACAACTTTAATACTGCATGGTCACGACCTCTTGGGGCTATATCTAAACTATCTGCACAATACCCAACATTACTATTTACTTTATCATATGAAGAAGAAACAGGCTGGGGTGGAGAAATGGAATTCCTCCGTGGAGAAGTTATCTCAGAATCAGAATACGACAACATGTGTCGTGATTGTGATGCAACTAATCAAATGGAGTATTGCGACAATGACTGCGGTCAGATTTGTGGCAATTGCAATTGGCTAGGAGAGGCTGACCTAGATGCTGTCGCAATTTGTCAGACCCATGCTATATACTTAGAAACTAAAGTACCCGAATATAGAAAGGTGGGAACCGAATGAGTTTTCTAGAGAATGAAAATCAAATGGTAATAGACGCAACATATTCTGAGATAGGAGAAATGCTTGTCGAAGATTGGGTCAACTCTAATTTAGATGAAGGGCAAATGTTTGCAGATTTTAGATTTGCAGAAATGTCAGATAACAATTACTTAAAGGGTAGATTTAATCTATTCTATGATTTAAATCCAGGCGACCAATACTATTTAGAATATGATGAGGAGAAATAATGCTAGGTTATACACAAAAAGATTTAGCAGATATGACATATGGAGTATATCAAGCTGACTTGTTGATTAATCCTGATGAGAATCCTGCTATTCATAACTATCTAGTAACCGCCCATGATTTCTTACAAGGACTATGGGCAGAAGGGTATTTCGACTAATGGAAATATGGATGGTTTTTGCTGTTATATTTGGTATGCTTATGCTAGTTAGCGCATGGGAAAATGCTAAAAGCGAACTTGAGATGGAAGAAAAAATTAGAGAACATGAGCAAAAAGTTGAACAAGAAGAAGCAGAGAACAGAGAACTAATTAATAAGGCTCTTAAGCATTATGCTGAAACGAAGGGAATTAAGTAATGACTAAATCATCTTATTTCCTAGAGTATATGAAGTTACATCTAATTAGTCTTAATCAAGATTGGGAGGCTACTAAAAATGGGGAGCCTTTGAAGGATGATGAATATGACCCTTCAGATGATTACTTCCAAGGAGCAATTGAAGCAACCGAACATTTATTGTCAGTGGCAACTGATATAATGAATAATAACGAAAGGGTATATTAATGGATATGACTATGGAAGACCTTGGGCTCCCGCCCCATTTGCAACGTTTGGTTAATGCAGGTGTTAGTGGATTAGATATAATGCACGGTGAACTAAAAAATCTAATGCTAATTGCCGAGCAGGAACTAGCAGACGCAATCGAACGGGAAGAAGAATCAGAAGAAGCAATGGACTCTATGGTCCGTACTGAATGCGAAGGGTACCTTGACGCCCTAGTAGCACTATATGAACTAACATACCAACTATCATTTGCGATTGGAGCACGTGGTGAAGCCTGAAGATAAAGATAAACTAAATGAATGTTTAGAAATTCTAGACACCACCGACCTTGGCCTATCGCTTGTTTGGCTATGGACATGGTCAACTATTAATAACATCCTAGACGATGACACCTATGTTGCCAAGGCAACCCAAGACGAGATGTGGGACCACCTGTGTGAGGCTGTAGAGGCTGGTATGGGCTTCTCTCTAGAGTGGGGCGCCGAGCAACATCAAGAAGAAGTTTTAGATTGGATGATGAGCAGGGATTACATCGTAGACCCTGATGAAGAAGAAGAGGAGGACGAAGATGAAGATGAGTGATAAGTACTTAAACGATCAACTTATTACAGCCCAAAAACTTTTGTGGGGTGGGTCCGAAACAGAAAACATCGAGGCACACAACATCATTGCTAAGTTAATTAAAGATAAGATAGAACAGGTGGAACTATGAGACAAGACTATAAAATCTACGGGGACCGAACGCAGAAGTTTTCTGTAGTCATTAATGCAGAGTCTCACGACCTTGCTTGGGAATCAGCCCTTCGTATTCCTGTAGAGGGCTGGACAGAAGTTTCAACTGATGACACGATTGAACCATATAACATCGAAGAAATAGAAGTATAACTAAATAAAGATAGGTTGGGCCGTTATGGACAATTCAGACATAACGGTCATAATCTAAGGGCACGGGCAAAAATATTGCTTTACGGCCCCTATTTACAAATCCCCGAAATTCGGATATAATATATATAACAACTCGATCTAGAAAGGATCAAACCAAATGACATCAACACCAACAACAACTCGTGAGTACCTCAAGGCCCAGGGAATTTCTGTGGGCAAGCGTGGCCGCTTCTCAGCTGCAGCTCTAGGAGCTATCAGCAAGGCAGCACAAGAAGGCGTAGTCTTCACAGACAAGAAGAACGTCAAGTAATAGCTAACTGTGGGGACCTTCCTCTTCGGAGGCAGGTCCCCCTTCATTTACAAATGTCAGTGCCCAATGGTATAATCAAAACGAAAGAGGTGGAACTCAATGGCTAAAGCGAACGAATTCAAAGCAGCAGAAAAACTAACAGACTATCTAAACAATGCTAACTTCTCCCCTGCCGTAATGGCAAATGTATTAACAACTGAACATACCTTGTACACCCAAGACAGGCTAATGGAACTAGTTAGATACATTATCCAATACAATTCCCTTAGATTAAAGTCAGAATGGGATAAAGGATATACATCCGAAGGATTGCTTTTAGCAGATGCGCTCAATGATATGCTGGAAGCAAAATATGGAGCGGTGGATAGAAACCTAACAATAGACTCCTTGAAAGAAACAAGAGTAAGAGATAGCAAATACATAATGGACTTAGATTCATTCTAATATAACTTCCCCTATGGGGCATATGGCTTTAATTAGCTATATGTCCCATTTTTATATGCCCATCTTATGGGCCAAATTTCTTCTTTACGATCACATATAAAAAACCCTGGAAAATGTATAATAAATCTAATATAATCTGTCAAAATGTGCATAGAATATCTCATTATATGAGACAAATAATGCAGAATCTGACAGAATTTTTTGCCATAAATATGGGCCAAAATTGCTCTTTACGACCAAATAAAAAAATTTCCTGGAATTTTATATGAAAGCTATTGACAAATATTGGCCAATATGCTTTATATGGGCCCTATTGACATTACGAACATTAATTGATAGGGTTCCATTACATAGGTATGTTTAGATAGATATAATGATAGTATTTGGATCTAAATTGATAGTATGATTCTCCACTTTACTCCACAATACTCCACTAAATAAGCCTCTAGGAGGCTGATACAAGGGAGATAAAGGGAGGGGGGATATAATGGGTAAGGACCCAATTGCTTAAATTTCTACAGCTTTCTTGCTGAGCATGTAAGGCATATAAATGGGTCATCATCTTGCTTGATATATAGTTGCTTACATTGAGTACATGCTACCTTATATGGCTCATATTCCTTGGCAAATTTGCTCCAAGATGATTCGAATTTATCCATTATTTACAGGAGATGCAGTAATATGGAGCACGAAGATGTTCTGGGTGAACATATCCTGTTCGAGCACATTTATGGCATGTGGCCTTAATTAGATTAGATTGTTCTATATCAAAGGTAAATGATCTTGTATAGTATAGTTTAGTTGCATACCATGTGATTAGTATAGCTAGTATTGTTATCATTATTAGGCCTCCCCGCCTTTTTCCCAATATGGGATCCCGTTTTTATCACGATCATTCCACTCTTCACCGCTCATATCAATATCTTTAAGCATCTCTTCTATAGCTAATTTAAGACGCATTGATCTGTCAGTATCAATATCGCTCATCAGTACCCCCCAAGACATTCATTACGAGTGTGATATAGCCTGATCTTATTTAATATTTTCTTAGTTGGAGCGTTTAATGGCTCTGAGCAGCATCCACATTTCATATCCCATTCACCGCTAAAGAAGTCATATTTCATACCCTTAAAATTAGCGTACTTGTGTGCCACAAATGTAGCAAATGGATCAGGTATCTCTAAGTTCTGCAGCATGTATTTATTATAACATTTATGTCAGGTACTGACAAGGGGTCTCTACTTTTCGACTTCACTTTTTTCGCCATCTATATGGGTATTATAGACACCTATGAGATGTTTTATGTATATATCTGAAGGCTTTCTTTCTTCCCGCCTTTGGTGTTGCAGTAGGCTGTGGTGTGGGCTTTACAGTGGGCTCTACTGGCTTTACATTCATCTGATCAACAATTAGCTCAGCCTGCTTTATTAGGTCTAAGTGCTTATACACAGGCTCAACTGCAAAGGCATTACCTTTGTCTCCCCAGAATCCAGGTTCCCCACAGTTTGGTATACCAACAGCATGTGCCCCTGCTGGACCAAGGTAAACCTTAGTGTTACCCCTTTTGAGGAAGTAACCGCTGCCTGAGTCTCCGTTACATCCTGAACCCGTTGCTGCAGAGTGTACTAATTGAATATCTATCAACTCAAAGGTAGATCCCTTTGGCCCCCAATTAGGATGTCCAACTGAGTAATAAGCTTCGTATATTTGCCTTGCTAATTCTTTATCAATCATTTTTGCTTCGAGTTGCCTTGGACGCTGATCTTTTTTACGAGTGTTGTCGTATGAGCTATATCCAATTGAATACACTGGCTCTTGATTACGGATTATATCTAAAAGATCATTACTCTTAATTAGATCTACCTTTTGAGTCATTGGAAGTGGCTCTTGAAGAATTAGAATTGCAAAGTCATTGGAGCGACTTAAAACTGCTTTGCCAGCGGCAATAGCCTCTTTAGTAATTATTCTATCTTTAAATCCTGGAGCCATAAGTATCTTATCGACCTTAGACTTTTGGCCTGAGCTGTTGTTAACAAATAGCTCACCTTTAGCCCACTGATCCATTCCATGTGAGGATGTGAATACAATTTGTGGTTGATACAAGAAAGCGTTTACTGAGCCATCTAATAGATATACGGCATTCTCATCTTGAGTTAATAGTGTGCCATTCTCAACTGCATATGCAGGAGAAATGAACATAACAATTGATGTAGCAATTGATGCTACTAAGCGATATTTAATCATATTTACATTATATCCTAGTTGACTAGGAATTGTCAATAGTTAAGAAGATAGTCCTTTAAATGAATGGCATTCACATACGCCTACTACATCATATGTTTGATCTATTTCAGCAAGGTCATTGTACTTAGCTATGTTATTACAGTAATGGCATTTTTCGGCCTGTTCCGCCTTTTCTAGATATGATTCTAGGTTATCTAGTATACCCATATTACTTGTTCCTTGGTATTAGCTTCTGTGGGCCTTCTGTGCCGAATAAAGACTTCTTTACTGGTACGCAGTTAGGGACTTTTCTTCCGCCCTTATCTTTCATACCAACCTGCTTATATCCGCTCCAGCAAGCTTTCTCAATATTATCCCACTTATCTTCATCTGGGTTCTCTGACTCATACCCCTTTGAGATCTCTTCATCTGTTAATTCAATGTTATCCATATTTATATTTTACCATATCTCTCATCATCTGCAAGTATCTCCATAAGCAATCCTTGAGGTACATCGTGGCCAGCTTTAATATGTTCTCTAACGTGTGCTATTAAGTGACCATCATCGTGGATCTCTTCTGACATTGAGAATAAAGAATATTCATCTGATCCTTCATTTAGCCAGCATGCTGCACATTCAATCCATCCACCTACATGGGAATAAATATATATATCTGAATTAGAGAATCTGCTGTATGCCATTAAATTGCCCCTTACTTGAATATTTTCTTACTCCAAAATTTCTGTTTGTAATTAGTATCGTGATCAAGGTCTACAACTCTGTATTTTGTATCCATCTCTTGCCTATGAATTGCTGTTTCTTCTTCATCATAAAATATGTTCTCATGCTGCCAAGCTTCGTTCTTAAATGGAATAATCTGGATAAATGGTGTGCCAGCCTCTATTATACCCTCAAAGTCGTCTTTAATAAAGAAGGGTATCTGACCTCCATTTATATACCCGCTGCAGTCAATTATGCCAGATATTGTTATAAAAGGTAGATCAAACCTATTTATTGGGTGTGCAAACAGTGCTATGTAACCATCTGGAAGCTCTGGAAACCAGTTAACATTCCAGACAAGGTGAACTAGGCTGTATCCTTTGGGTGTTGGGAAACCCTCGTTTGCCCCTCTTACAAAACAAAACTCACCCTTCTTTCCATTAACGCCAGTAGTGAATGCATCATCAAGGACTACTGAAATTAAACCATCTGTTTGTTTTATCTCTATATCACATGGGGTTGACAGTATGTATCCAGAAGATAGCGAATCTAATAATGCTGGACAAGTTTTATATGTGCGTTGTCTAATTAATTTCGTTGAACCATCTTTAGTCTTATAAAACTCTATGGCCTTGTTATTTTTACCATCAGTAATGTATTTATCTTTAGATAAGTACCAATCTGGTATAAAGTTTTTTGATGGTTGTGGGCTATGCATTGAAACAGAGTTATTACTGTTAGATTTAGAATGAAACTTTATTTTGTTTTTCATAAATGTATTTTGTTTACTGGTTCTTTAGACCAGTGTATATAGGATCTAATATAGACAACTGCGTATGCTACAGCTGCAAAAATAAACCCATACTGCTTAGTTGTAACTGCATAAACAATCCACAAGAACTCATTAAATAACAATAGGAGCCAGGCCCATATGACCTTTCGTCCTACAAAAAATATTCCTGTTACACCAATAGCTGCTAATAGCCAAGACCACCACATATTATACCCTTATCGTTAGATATCTATTATACCATTAGTTGTGTCAACGTAGTTGACTGGAAGCTCTCTATTTTCGGCGGGCTCACTAATTGGGATCTTATTTTCATGATATTGTAAATGAAAATCTAATAATTGATGTGTAGTTGCACAAAAACATATTGGGCAATGTGTAATCCATTGAGATTTATCTGACCATTGTTTAGGCATTAAGCTCCAGGTGAAGGAATCGGACCTTCATTATCGGTTTCGGAAACCGCTCTACGACCATTATAGGAACCTGAAATTCTAATTACTATCTGCCTTACTTAACCATTGATCTTCCCATAAACCTATTAGAGATTTATTTCCAACATCATCAAAGTAGTAACGCTTGGCGTTACTATCATAGTTCCAGCCATACCACGTGTCACCTTCCATCCAGCTAGAAGATGCTATTTTCATTCCTTCTGGATCATTAATAATTGTATCCAGATGATCATAGAGATGAACTTCATCAACGATATATTCTCTTAGGCTCGTCCAGCTAAATATACGCCTTGCTAACCATTCAATCATCTTTTGGATCCTTTTCCCATGTTAGTTTTCCATCTTTATAAACTGGCCAATATCCTAATGGACGCCAATCCATTTTCATTATCTTTGGTTCTTTCATACCGCCACCTGTATTGGAATCATTGCCCCGCATCTTTCACAATACTGATATGTTGATCCAGTATATGGGCACGTCCCTGCTTCTACGAGTGTGTGCTTCTTTATGATGCATATAATCTTATTTATCATTGCCTTTATACTTTTATTGCCAGGACACTTTTTGTATTTAAAAGTAAATACTTTTCTCCGCTTTCGTCTTCAATGTCTATACCGCTGTTTTGGTTGTAGTAAACGTTGTTACCAATTGCTAATCCCTTGATTGGTATAAGCTCACCTTTATAGTTATGCTCACCATCCCCAAGGTCAACAATGTTGCCAACTCTTAAGGCGGAATCATTAAGTGAAGCCATTAGAACTATACCAGATGATGTAGTCCTATCTTCAACCCTATTCTCTTTAATTAATAATAAGTTTCCATACGGCTTAATCATTTCTATTCCTCAAAATCTCTTTGTGACTCCCAAAATTTATCACGCTTATACTTATCGTGAATTTTAGTTGCATCTATAGCATTTCTCATATCTCTATAAGCAGTAAAGGTAAAATACCCAATGAGCGGTAGTAAAATTAATGTAAATAAAGTTTTCATGATTTAATTATACAATATCTACTGGTTCATGTCAATAGTCGGTGTTGGAGTAACATAATTTTTTAAAACAAATTCTATTTCATCTTCGTCATATAATGCATTTATTTCTTTCAGTGATATTGAGGGCCGATTAGCTAAAGATGATTCTGTTATTTGATTAAGCAATATGCTATCTTTTGTATTATTTACATTGTTATTACTAAAACTAATGATGGAGTGTGTGGCCCCGCTCATGTAATTTGAATAAATTTCTTTTGAACCATCTATGCTTATTGAAACTTTTATATGATTTTTAATATGTTTCGGGTTCCATGACAAGTACGAATCTCCCAATGATTTTGCTTCCACATGTAAGCAGTCTTCAAACTTACATCTTTTATTTGGGCACCACAAATTGTCCCTAAAAATTTTTATGTCAAATCTATGCCATTCGTTATCATACTGAAATAAATTACGAACATTAGTATTATTAATGTGAAAGTCTTTAAAATGTAATAAAACATCTTTACCATTTAAAACTATTGAGGCAAAGGATTTAGCAGTTTCTTTTTCTATAATTTCTTTTTTATTACTGGTAAAGAAATCAATATCGACGACTGCTGCGTACTCTAAAGGATCATTGTGAACCTTTAAGTAAAAACTTAAGTGTACATCTTTATTTAACCAAATAAGCTCGCTTACTGGAACAGGTGTTACACTGTATCCAATTAAATCAATCTGATTTTTATCTACAATCATTTATTTTGCAGAATAAACTGTTCCGTCATAACCAGTAATGGTAGTGTTATTGGCATTAGCCCAACTTTGAAATAAAGCTGGCAACGCTGGATCGTCAGAATTACTTCCAAACAAAGTTCTTGGATCGTACACTATAGGGTTATCTCTGAATATGTCTCTTTCTTGACCGATTGATACCCAATTTGGCAAAGTCATCCTTATCCCGCTAATTATTCTAGTAACTTCATGCAAATAGGAAGATGGGAAAAAAACTGCACTATACTTTTTAGGCTTATATGTTAAATCAACATCTCCAAACTTTAAGTAGCCTCCTTCATAATCTTCATTTAGGTATATAACTGAGCTCATGTACAGGTGTGTGGCATACTTATGATCATCTGGGTGCATAGGAAGTATAGTTTTTGGTCCCAGCCTTGTCATCCAAAAAGCTGAGGTGCATAGGTCTTCCTGCCCACTAATATCTTTAAACTCGGCCATTGTTCTTTTTGAAATATTTTTTATAGCATCTAGTATCTCTTCATGTTTTTTTAAAGGTACGAGCTCTGGTATGTTAGCCTCGCTTCTAATTTTTCCCCTTACCTCACCTTTTGTTAAGGGAAACTTAGATTTATCATCTTTATTTTTATTTATGTAATCTATAAAAAAGTTGGCTTCATCTTCTGATATAAAATTTTCAACAATTCTTATTTTTTTATCTAATTCAGGACTATACACCTTAAAAGAATACTCTGGTAATATGTCTACAAGCAGATGTATTCTATCTTCTTCGCCATCATTTTTAACAGAATGGTATTTTAGATTGTTTATTTCCCAACATTCAGATGCTTTCATGTGTATAGTTTCATTATCAACAGTATATGACACTGAATCGTTTGTTATTAAGGGTATATGGAATCTTCTAACTGTTGACAAATAGTCACCACCGTCCATGTGCACAGCAACATCTTTTTTAGATCCAAGCTTTATCAAAAGAACCCTTGCCGCTTTTCCAACAATCTCTTCCTCAAGATTTTTTATTATGTGAGATATTGATTCTAAGCACTTTTTATCTTTTGCCTCAGATTTAATTGGCTGACCAAATACCCAATCTAGCGGGTGGTCCTGTATAATATATGTATTTGTATGCAAGTGCGGATTAACTCTATTATCGTATACCTCATTTTGTCTTGAAGTGTATATATTCCACTCGTCTATAAATGAATTAGTTATATCTAAAATATTGCTTACATCGTAAAATCCTGCAAGCCTAAAATTGAAATCTTCTAGCTCTTTCATTGGTCTATTGGGACTTACACTAATCATCTTTTTCTTGCTCCCTTACAAAATTATAAACAGCATAGTCTATGCTATTTAAATATAAAATGCTAGAAATCTCTTCTTCGGTAAGCAAATCTATTAAATCTTTAGATGAATACTCTACGCCGTTATGAGTGGATAGGCTTTCATTTGTTTTTTCATTTTGATTAAATTTTATTTGCAACCCATGGTTTAATAAAAACCATTTAGATATGCTATTTAAAAATAAATCTAATCTGTCTACAGTATTTTTTATTTTAAAATTAGATATATTCTTAATAGCTAAATCCAATGATGTATTTTCATTACCAACAAACCAGTCAAAAGCAAGCCCTTCTTGATATTTTTTAAAAATGTCAGGTGAATGAATTTCAAAAAATGCTTTTCTGTCCCAGGATCTTTCATCGGAAGGATTGCATAAAAATCTGCTTTGATAATTGTTGTGAATTAAAAAATTTTTATCTTCAAATAAATAATACAGGAACTTTTCACGCATTGTACCAAGATCAATATATTCTTTTCTTGTGTCTAAATACATATGATATATAAAATTAAAATAGCTTGCCCTTGCATCAATTGGATTTCTAACAACTGTAGCCACATCAATATCTTTTATATTTTCAGGTATATATGTTCCAGCATGTGCAGATATGTATATTTTATCTTTTATAAACTCTTTGTTATTAGGAAAATGAGTGCTTATATATAAAGATTCTGAATGATTTGGTATAGAGTTTAATATTTCACTAGAAATAAACTTACCAGCAGTTTTTGGAATATGCAAAAAATACAACTGCTTCATAAAACTATTCTGCTATATCTATTAAATTTTCAAAACTCTTATTAAATTTATTTGAAAGAAGCATATCTCTTTTTTCTGCTAATCCACTTTTCATTGACCAAAGTAAATGGCCATCTATATCAACTAGACAGGAAAGCCTGTCTGGGATATCATACTCTATATTTAAATTAGAAAACTTCTTAGATATATCTCTATCGTGATCTAAAAATACATTCCAGGAATCTGGAATATCATTTTCCTTTATCCACTGATCTTTTTCCTCATTAGAATTACAGGTTACTATTACCAATGCTATTCCATCAATCATCTGATAGCCATCTCTTAATTCTTTTACTTCAACAGAGCACATGTCGCTAAGAATATTGGGTATAAAATGAATATTTAAATATTTATAGTCTTCTAAATTTAAATCTTTAAAAAGAAAACTTACAGCTTCTTCAATTAAATCTTCGTCTATCCACCCAGCTGGCTTTAAATCTTCATTCATTTTTAATTCTCCCTTTTATTTTCTTCCATTGTCCAATTTTACCATTAAAAACCTTAGATCTCAATACTTCAGAAAAAGTTTCATGAGGATCTTGGTTTCCAATGTATTCTTGACCAGTTTCCATATCAATAATTTTCCATTTAGCTGGCGCTTTAGTATGTATTATTAAATCTATGGGGTGTGAAAATTCTTCTACTTCTGTTCCGTCTTGAAGTTTTCTAATTTTTTATCCCCTTTATGATTTGGATGATAATCATCTACAATAGATTTAATTCTACCGTCTTTTCTAATTTTTATAATCTTTCCATCTTTTATGATAGTATCATTAAAAGATGGGTGTTTACCAAATTTTTTTGGAGACATTATATTTTTTTCCTGCCCACCTTTTTAGGTGGAACTGCAGGAGTTTCTCTCCTTATGCCATGTTTATTAACATCCACTTTCATTGGAGGTCTTTTTTCATGAATACCAGATTTAAATTTACCCTGAGAAGGATTTTTTTTAGTTGCCTCTCCAGAGTTTACAACATTTTCTGACACTATGCACCTTTAATTTGTGATATAGTCACAACATTGTTACTAGCTGGTGATGGACCTGATTCATTTTGAATCTGCTCATCTTTTCCACATGAACAATCTTTACACATTATTGATTCCTTTGATCTGATACATCCTGGATGCTAACTTCTTTAACTCCAGTTTCACTTCCTACGCTTTCGCAACCGCACTCAAAGCACATGTTACTTAGGTCCCTGAGCCTGCGCTTGGTTTGAAACGTCTGTTGATGGGAATGCTGCCTTTGGATCAGCTGCATACTGCTCGTTATTGCCCCATACGGTTGAATCGTTTACCTTTGGTGATGTAAATCCGTTTAAATCTTTTCCGTCT